CAGCCAGACAGGAGTACCAGTATGAGAGTATGGGGCAGAGTAGCAGGCGTTTGGCAGGAAGTAACGACCGATGACAAAGGATTTAATGATGCGGTATACATTACCAATGTTGCCCAGGTGCTTAATCTGAATTTAGGGGAGTCCCCTTTTTTTGCAAATTATGGAATACCTGCGCATGAGTCGATAGTAAGTTCTATTTTTCCTACTTACTATGTGCAACGTGTACAAGATCAATTCGCACAGTTCTTTAGTGCTATGTCTATCCAGCAATTAGAACAGCCTTACCCGTGTTATAACGTGAACGTGACCACACAGCAGGGTAGTAGTTTAATCGTGCAAGTCCCGATTTGATGTTATAATGTAACATAACCATTGAGCGGATTGATCCTCCGAAGCCCCTACCAGCGTTCTCAATGGTTATCTTTAATGGTAGCTATTATAGGTAGTAAAAATGAAAAAAAATATATTATTAACAGTAATCTCATTAATATGTACTGTAGCTGGCTATTATCTTTTGTACGTTGGCAATCATAATGCAATAGGTGTTTTTTTGGCAATAATGGCTAATAATGCAACACGAACGCTTGATAAAAAATAAAGGTCAAAAAACATGACAGCACAAACTATCACCATGACCGCAACGGGTGCAATCCCTACGTCACCACAAACACTACGCGATGAGCTTGTGGCGTATGTGGCATCCGATGTACCAGATTACACAGCTAATCTACCAGGCACGCTAATCGAAGATATTGCCAGTACAGATGTTGGGGCATTGGTGGTATGTGACCAGGCTTATGTTGAGTTGATTAATTCAATTAGCCCCGTAAACAGTAACCTATTCATTCTCAACCAACAAGCGGCGGCGGCGGGTATTCCACCAATGGGTTTCCCAAGTCGCACAGCGGTTTATTGTACGTTTAGCGGCTTGGCTGGTTACATCGTCTCACAAGGTTTTATTGTGTCTGATGGTGTGTATCAATACACCACGCAAGAAAGCGCGGTTATCGCGGCTGGTGGTTCATCATCACCTGTTTACTGTGTTGCTACTCAAGATGGTAGCTGGTCTGTACCGTCTGGCAGTGTAAACGCGCTTGCCACGTCTATTCCTACGGGAACAACTTTAACCGTTGTTAATTTAACCGATGGCATCCCAGGCGAAAGCACGGAATCAATAGGTGACTTTAGGGCGCGTGTGTTGCAATCGTGGAGCGTTGGTAGCCAAGGTATGGCGGCTTATTTAAAAACGCTTCTCACTGGCATAACAGGCGTACAGCAACGGCTTATATCTGTTAGACAAGAGACTACACAATGGGAAGTTATTTGCGGTGGCGGCGATCCTTACGAAGTAGGGATGGCTATTTATCAAGCACTGTTTTACTTACCAGGGCTAACAGGTAGTGTCATATTAGTAACAGGCATATCAGTTGCGGCAAATGCCATTGTAACCACAAATTTAAATCACGGACTGACTACTGGACAGACAGGCGTATTAATTAATGGAATAACAGGAACTATGGCGGGGTCGATCAATGGAGCTAGCTTAACCATTGTCGTACTCACGCCGACAACATTCACATGTGGAATAAACACGACAGGATTAACTTACATAAGCGGTGGCGTTCTAACGCCTAATACGCGCAATGTAACCGTAAACCTGTATGACTATCCAGATACCTACGCGGTGACGTTTGTTAATCCGCCTATGCAAACCGTGCATATTGGCATCACTTGGAACACTTCCAGCCCGTATGTCGTAAGCGCGGCGGCAGTTAGTGCAACTGCAAATATTGCGGTTGTTAATTACATTAACAGTATTCCAGTTGGTCAGCCAATCAATGAATTGACGCTTGAGGAAGTATTCAAGGAATCGATAGCTGATATTGTTCCACCTGAATTGCTGGTAAGGTTGGTATTTACTTATTCAATCAATAGTGTAAATGCTTCTGTTGTGTCTGGTGAAAAGATTGTATTAAGCGATCCTGAATCCTATTTTTATACGACACAAAGCAACGTGACCATTACCCAAGGTTAAGCGAATGTTACAAACGACTATCCCCTCATATCTTTACTTACAGTATCGCGATGATGAAACTTTACAGTCGTTTGTCGATTCGTATAACCAACTAACACAAAATTATGTTGATGGGTTCAACACGCTAAACCTGCCGATTTACAACCTACAAACCAATTTGATGCTGGACTGGGTTGGCAATAACATTTATGGCATACCGCGTCCTGTTTTTCCCTTTGGACGTGCTGAAATTCGCGATGCAATCAATACTTGGGCGTTTAATGAGATAGCGTTTAATGAACGGCGAATTATTAACCCAACATACTACGCGCCTACAACGGATGATGTGTATAGGCGGGTAATAACATGGTCGCACTATCGCGGTGATGGCTATCATTTTAATATCAAATGGCTTAAACGGCGCATTATGCGTTTTTTGACCAATGCTTTTGTTACTCAAACTTATCAAGTATCAGTTACATTTGGCGTTGGCAATCAAGTCAATATTACAATCTACAACAACAACCGCCATATTATAAAACCGTCAGCAATCATAAACATGTTTGCGTTTAATGAAGTCGGTTTTAATGAATTACATACTGTTTATGAGCCATTGACTAAATACGAACTGGCAGAAACAGTGAAAAAAGCAATCCAGGCGGGGGTGTTACCTTTGCCTTTTCAGTTTACATACGTTATTAACGTTATTTAGGATACATAATCATGGCACAAACAGTTCTATTATTTGCCAATAATGCAAGATCAACCGTTAGCGGCTCAATAACAGCCGTTGCAACATCGGTTACATTGGCAACAGGCACGGGCGTTTTATTCCCCAACCCGAACAACGCAATTGGAGAATATTTTAAGCTCACTTTTACCGACCAGGCAACAGGGTTAATTAATGAGATTGTACACGGCATTGCAGTGGTAGGCGATGTTGTAACTATTGTTAGAGCCCAAGAAGGGACGACTGCACTAGCATGGAATGCGGGTGATTTTGCAGTAAATATGTGGACTAAAAACAGCGCAAACGCAATGCTACAAGCTCCGCAAGTGCAGAATAACACAATCAACTCTGTAACGGCTGGCGGTACATCGGACGCAATAACAGCAACCTATGCGCCTGTTTATGCGGCGTGGGTTGATGGCATGACGTTCTTTGCTAAGATTACGGCAGCTAATACGACAACGACCCCAACTATTAGCCCTAACGGTTTAACAGCTAAGACAATTGTTAAAATCAACGGCGTGGCTTTAAAAGTAGGCGATTTGGCTGTTGGTATGATTGCCGAGTTTAAATATAGTTCAACACTCGATAAAGTCTTGCTTCAAAATCCAGCCACGCAAGGCGGGTTGATTAATTATCAGATTTTTTCGACTGTAGGAACTGCAACGTATACCCCGACAGCAGGCACGAATTACGTTATTGTTGAAGCTGTAGGTGGTGGTGGAGCTGGAGGGAGTTGCTCAGGTGCTTCGGCAGGCAATGCGGCGGCGGGGGGCGGCGGCGTGGCGGGTGCATACGGTAAAGGAAAATATACAAGCGCGTTTTCTGGTGTAACGGTTACAGTGGGAGCAGGTGGTACACCAGGCACAGCGGGTAATCAACCAGGCGGTAACGGTGGTACGACTTCTTTTGGTGCGTTGCTGTCTTGCCCTGGTGGTACTGGTGGTGGTGGCGGTCTTGCCGCGTCAACATCAACAGCCATTGGCGTTCAAGGTTCATCATCAAACGGCAGTGCTCCAACTGGTGCGAATATTCTTGCTATAACAGGAATGGGGGGATTGCCAGGCTATATATTTCAGACTGGAAATTTAACGGGTCGAGGCGGTGATAGTCCTTATGGCACGTCTGGACGCGGATACAGTGGCAGCCAAAATGGTATAGCCGCAACGGGTTATGGAGCTGGTGGTTCTGGTGGTGGTGATTTATCAGGAAGTGCAACACCAAGACAGGGTGGAGCAGGGGCGCAGGGTGTGGTTATAGTGTGGGAGTATAGTTAATGAAAAAGTTTGCAAGAGTACAAGAAAACGTTGTTGTTGAAATTATTGAAAGCGATAATATAGAAAATCAGTTCCATCCTGATTTAATTAAAACATTTGTAGAATGTGATGATAATGTATGCGTGGGCATGTTTTGCAACGGTAAAAAGTTTGAAAAGCCTAAATCATTGATTGATGACTTTAATTTACCAGCAGAACAATACAGCGCGATTGATGCGCACATTGCTAGTTGTATTAAATCAAATGGCTGGGATTATGACAGCTTAGGAGAAATAGCGGCTTATGCTCTTTTATCAGACACTTACAAAGTAGAAGCTCGTGCTATTTGGGACTGGGTTGAATCGTGTCATGCGATCCAAACTGACATTAAAAACGGTGTTAAAAAATATGACAGTGTAGAAATGGCATTGAAAGCATTACCGCCATTTGACATGGAATGACTGCATGAACAGTCATTAAAATATTTGTTTTATTGGCTGTGTGTTATTTGCACTATTTATTTTAGACAATAAAAAACCCGCGTCATCATATTCTAAACACGCGGGTTTAATAATTTTTACTTATTAAGTATTTCTACACGATAGGCTGTTTAAGACACAGTTTCATTTGTCATTACTGATAAACTAAGACGCTCTACACGTCACTATCCAGGCTTTTGGGCTTTGACCCCGTTCCCGCGCGTTTCACGTTCAACGCCGTTAATAAGTATTTAAATTATCTGTTATTTATTTGCTGGTGTCAATTAGCACCTGCCAGTATTTGATTAAAAGCATCTGCTACTCTGTCGGCGTCTTCTTGTGTTGAAAACACATGACTTTCTTGCAATGCGGAAATATCAAGCTCACTTTCTAACCATTCTTTTGAATTAGGATAAAACCCAAAAGCAAACGAAAATTCAATCACCCAATATTCGGCACCAAAAACAGGAGCAACATTCAGCGGCGCATTGTATTCTTTGCTTTCGCCGTTGACCACGATTGTTATTGTGCGTGGTTTTAGGCGGTATTGATAATTTTCATCCCATTCTGGCTTACTGTTTAAATTCGCCCAGTTATCTAACGCATTCAGCACTTGCCAGCGGTTTTTATCGGCATCACTGCATTTGTGATATTCGATGATTTTGTCAGCATGTGGATGACGGCGGTAAATCATATTAGTATAAAATCTTGGCTCATCTCCAGGTTCATAGTCATACCATTTATCTACGCATAAATTTTGCCACAACTGACAAGCCTCAAGATCATCAATCGACTTGCACGTCTCAACGTCTTGGGCGTATTGTGCTTTTAGTTCTGCATGTTGGTCTGGTTCTGGTTCAATCGGTTTAACAGCAAACCTCATAATGACGTGTGATTTATCACCATCAAAATTAATCGATTCAGGGTTGCCCGTTGTTAGTTCGACACCGTCTGGCAGATGGTTTTCTATTTCTAGTTTCATCGTCTAAGCTCCAAAAAGCCATGTTTATATATTTTGTGTGGGATGGTGGCGTATTTTGGAAACTTAGGCGGTATTTTTACATCGTAACCGTCCTCTTCATCAAAACTGCCATCATCGTATTTTTTTGTAAATTGTCCGTGCTGGTTTCGGCTCATTATTTGTCTGTGATACCAATCCGCAGGCGTGCCACCGTCCATAACCAACAGTATCAAACCAAGCGGTAGCTGGTTATAACCAAGCACATGTATGTTGCGTTGTTGACCGTTTGGCGGTATGTTTTTGTACCATTCTGTATTACTCATAACCCAAGTCTCTCAAAAATAGTCTTGCCATTGCCATTGTGTTTAAAATCCTGCATTACCCGACGTGATACAGCGCGTTTTATTGGCTTTTGTATCACTGGTTCATTTTTATTTTGTTTCATAACAACCACCACTTAACAACTAAAACCCAAATAATTGCCAGGCAACCAAACAGCACGCCAACAAACCATCCCTCATTAACAGTTAGTTCTGTGTCGCCTGCAATGGCTTTTTCGTGTTCGTCTAAATCAGACATGACGTGCACTCCATATTCCAGTTGATAATATTTGACCAAGCCAGTAACGGCAGCCTAGTTTTACCGCGTCATGCGCAGTCATGTGTGTTTTTCTGCGTTTCATTGTTTGTACTCCAAAAAGTTAAACTCGTTAATTGTTCTGTGTTCGGCTTCTAATGCTTTTAAAAACAGTTCTTCGTTTCGCCATTTTGCTCCATTTTTTATCCAAGGCGTGTAAGATTCTTCAATTTTTAATGGCTTAAGACAATCCATGTATTCCCTAACATATTCTTTTAACTGTTCTTCCCATTTTTTGTACGAATCCCCAAAATACATAATCCGCCCATCTGTCCATGTTGCTCTAACCGTCATCCCAGAGCATAATCGGCAAACAACTACTAAAGAACTGCAAAACTTTTTGCATTTTTGGCATTGATGAATCATTTGTGCGTCCTTAATAATTGATGGAATTTAAGACCCTGTGTTGATGCTTGGTATCCTAGATACCAAATATCTTTCTGATTTTCGTCTTCTTTTACTTTTAACTGTCGTGGTTCTTTTTTAAACGGAACATCGACCAGATAATTAACAATGCTTTTCCTTGACAGACCAAGTATTTTTAATCTTTCCCAGGCAATAAATTCATTGCGTGTTAAATCTGGGTTATCTTGTACTGCATCATAAGCCAGCGATAATAAACGCATTTTTGCGCTGTTTAATGCGCGTTGTCGGTGATAATCGCGTGCGCCGCCTCTTTGTAGTTCTGATAGTTTCATTGCTTACCTCTCTTGTTTGTACGGTCTCAGTTTAATTGCACTATCGCAAAACGTCAAGCATTTATTTTAACTTGGTTAAAATAATTTATTAGTCTTGCTTTTAACTATGTTAAAGATTATGATGATTAAAAATTAACTTTTCAGGAAAGCGATGAACGATAAAATCGAGTACATAAGACAAAAACTAGCGTGCGCGCCAAACCTTAAGCGGGTAGAACGTGAAACAGGCGTTAAGTATTGCAATATTTACTACTACGCCAAAGCAGCAAAGAAAGCCCCAACGCACATCAAAAACCAGGTAGATTTCGATGCGCTGTATGCGTGGGCTAAGAAACAAGATGCTAAATCTAAGAGAGGTAAATCATGAGCTTCAAGCCATTACGCAAAACCAAACCGAACAAAAAATGGATGAACGGTTTTTCAATACCCAAGGCACGAAAAGACATTCCATTGATTGAACTGGGCAGCCATGCAAACTTACCAGGCACACGAAATTTTAAATCGACAGGTGGACGAAATGAGTAATTTTATTGAAGTAATAAGCTTTATTGCATTTGCAATAATTGGCTGCGCATTAGCGTTTTTTATTGAAGTATGCGTGTGGACGGCGGTTGATAGTAACAATCCGTGTTCGCAGTTTTTGCGGTCATGCGCGTGTGAGAGTGGGCGGTTATGACCGAATTACCACACGAAACAATAAAGCGGAAAGCACAAACATTTAGAAGTAACTGTCTTGGACGTGCTAAGAAATTCAACTTACCCACTGACAACATACCCATGCCGCGCGATTTTGCCGAGTGGTTGACGTTACAGCCACTCATAATCAAACGTAAACGGGTGTATTTGACGTGTTATTTAACAGGTGAGCTGGTAGCACTGGGTAAGATTGAAATTGACCACAGAGAGCCAATTTCACGCGGTGGTAGTTTTCAGTGTTTAAACCTTGGGATTACCTCCGCAAGGATAAATCAAGCAAAAGGTAATCGAACAGAGTCAGAGTTTAAAGCGTTACTGGAGTTGTTGGCAACGTTTGAGGATGGCGGCAAATCGATACTTGCAGACTTACGCGCTGGGCAATCGCGGCGTTTTGTTAGGTAGTTTTTTATCACAGTTTAATTCGGTAAATTCACGCGGTGGCTTACCCGCGCAAAAGTCCAGGAAGTGCAACGTGCGACGGTTAGCCGCTACGGTTTCGGCTAGTTTGGGCTTTTGGGTGCGTTTCATGTGTTTTCCTTGTGTTGCTGGTTATTGTGTATCATGACCATGTATTAACGAGTGACAAGTACGACACACGGTTAAAAGGTGGCTCATGGGTTCGTTATTTAATTCAGTATAAGTTATGTGATGAACTCGCAATTCTTTTTTACTAAAACAGATTTTACACTCATGGTTATCAAGTGCCATTCGTAATTCTCGTTTGCGTTTCCATTTTTCGGAATGGATGTAATCGTTGTATTCGTCTAAAAGTATTTTTGGTATTTTGTGGGAATAAGTCGGTTCATTAAATTGCGTTAAATTTTTTGCAGTTTCAAGTAAAATAATAAACGATTCATGAAATGATTGGTTTATCCATTCAATAACCGATTCTGGAATATATCCAAGATGATCCAAACATCCTGGGCAATACAAAAAATATGATTTTCTATTTTCGTATTCAGTAAACCCAAAAGCTAAGCCGTTTTTATTATGTGCGTAATGCTCATTACTTGCTTTATCAAAGCGTTCTTTAAACACATCCATTTTAAAATCCAAAGCTTTTCCTGATTGTTCGGTTAATTCATACCCACAATTAAGAGCAATTTCTTTTTTTACCATTGCACCAACAAACGCGCCACATTTAAGGCAGTATTCACGGTAGATAGTTCTATTTATCGAATCTTTTGTAAAACAAAACTTAAATTCTGTCGATTCGCATACATTACATCTAATCATTTTGTTTTATCCTTGTCTGTGTTAATATGTAGTTGATTGTACCACAACAATGGAATAAAACAATGAAAAAAGATGCAACAATTAGAGCAAGAATACCAAAGCGCGTTGCCGATATGATAGCGAATGAATCAAAAAATCAGGGAGTTATGAACCTGAGTGATTATGTCAGAGTCGCTGTGCTTGAGAAGTTATCGCGTGATACCAAGCAGCCTATTTCTAAGCTGTTGGAGAATTAACATGACACTTCATTACTCAGTTTTAACAACTAGCACAAACCAGGCTAAAACCTTATCGCTAGTTGATGGACAGATAGTTAAAGCGTCATTTGCTAACGCCACTAACGGGCGATTTACTACGCATTCTGTCGAATCTTTACAAGAGTTTGCGGACGCACTGAATAAAATAACCGTTAAACAATCTATTATCTTAGGCTCTATTGTGCGCTTAGACGGCACGGTATTAGCGGTAGGTGAAAAGATTGGATTGTGCCTTAAAGACAAAGAAACCGATAAATCAGTATCTAGGTCAAAAAGACACATTCAGAACTTAAACACACCAGGGTTTATGCTGTTTGATATTGATGGCAATACAGGCACATTAAGCGATTTGGTTGCGTTTGTCCCTGAATTGGCGGGTATTGGCGCGGTGGTCAAACCATCAAGCTCTAGCCTAATTTATGACAAAAACGGCAATGAGTTGATAGGTGAAAAAGGACGGCATATTTATATACCAGTTAAGAGCATGGCGGACGTGCCAAGGATAGCGGCTATCTTGTGGGCGCGGATGTGGATAGCTGGGCATGGTTATCACCTGATTAGAGCAGGCATACATCCTGCCTTGTTAGAGCGCGGCTTATTTGATTTGTCAGTATTGGGTAAGTCTGAAAGATTGGCATTTGAGGCAAAACCGATTTTAAACGATGGATTAGTACAAAAATACAATCATGCGACGGTAGTTGATGGTGATGTACTGGATACAACCATTATCAAAGATTTAACGCCCGAAGAAATAAACGCTTCTAAACAGGCAATCCGCGAATCGGCTTTAAAAGTGCGTCCAGAGTTTGAGAAAGTTACCGAGGTCAAAAAACGTGAATTTTTAGCAACTGGCAAGACTGAAAGAGATTGGCAAGCGTTAGGACGTGGAGAATTAATGCACGACTTCACTGTATTGACCAGCAACGGATTGATGACAGTTGGAGAGTTAAACAAGTCGCACGACGGTTTAACGATGGCAGACCCAAACGAACCAGGTTATGATGGAGGAAGCCTAACCAAGGCTAAGTTTTACTGGAATGATGGCAAGCCAAAGATTAACAGCCAGGCACACGGCGGCCGTGTTTACACGATTCTAAAAAAAACAGTGCAGGTTTACGATGATTTTATAGACCGCGAATGTTACCAGCTCAATATTCCTTTGCCGCCCTCAATTTTTTCCGATGTTTTGTATGATGAAAAAGGCAAAATTAAAACGGTTATGCCCACTAAAACCAATTTGCAAATATTGCTGAATGCCTACGGTATCGCAGCTATTTACGATGAGGCGATCAAATCACAGCAAATTATTATCGATAGTCGCCACACCATTACCCACGACCTACACAATGAAACTTGTCTACAGCAGCTTTATGATTTAGCAGCGTTAAACAGGATTGACGGACGGATTATCGAAAGATTGCCGATTATCCTAACCGAAAACACAATAAACCCTGTTAAAGATTGGATTAACTCTGAAAAATGGGACGGTAAGGACAGAATAAACGAGTTATGCAAAAGTTTGATAGTTGCGCCAGAAGATAGGGTATTGTCTTGTGAGATTATCAAAACGTGGTTAATCCAGTGTATAGCAGCATTGGATAAGGGTGTAATTGGATGCCGAATAAACCCTAATGCGCGTGCTAAGTATGAATTGATTTTAGTCTTGCAAGGCGATCAAGGGCATAAAAAAACGACTTGGTTTACAAAGTTATTGCCAGACAAAGTAAACGGGCAAAACTTCAGTAATCGGTACATCAAAGATGGTTCTAACCTTTCGCTGGATAACAAAGACAGCATTAAGCAAAACATATCATGCTGGATAAATGAGCTAGGTGAATTAGATGCTACTTTTAGGAAGTCAGACATAGCAGCATTAAAAGCGTTCTGCTCAAATCAAAAAGACATTATTCGACTACCTTACGCACGCGCTGAGTGTGCCTATCTACGATCAACTTCATTTTGTGCCAGTGTAAATGATGAAGCATTTTTAAACGATAGCACTGGTTCTCGCAGGTTTGGCGTAATCAAGGTGCAAGGCATAACCGAACACAACATTGATATGCAACAGTTGTGGTCTCAGGTGCGTGATTTGTATGTATCAGGTGCTAAGTGGTGGCTGGATAAAGATACCGAGCAACAAATGCAGGAGCGCAACTCAAACAACCATCAAACGGTGTTACCTATGGATGATGCCATTAAAACCATGTTTGCTTGGGATGTTGATAGCCATTTGTGGGAAAAAAAGATGACAGCTACACAAATTTACCAGGCTTGTTTCGATAAAGTGCCAAAACAAAAAGAGCTAAACCAGATTAAGCCGATTTTGATAAAACTGGGTGTAAAAATTGGAAACACAAAAGGCGTAACGACTTATTACATGCCTGAACGGGTGGGAGTGTATGATTATGGTGGGGGTTACTAACACACCCCCACCAAGCTCAATGCCTTGGTATTCGTGGCTTGTATCTGTTTTGGGTGGGAGTGTTGGAGGTGGGGGTATAGTTTTCAAACTTTAAAAAAAAAAAATTTTTTTTTTTTTTTTTTTTTTTTTTTATTTTTTTAGTGGGTCTTTTTATATTTATATAACTATACCCCCACCTAAAGGGTATTAGTATAATAGAAACAACAACTTAGTGGGTGGGTGGGGGTGTTTTAGACCCCCACCTATACCCCCACTTTTGACCATACCCCCACCTAGCATTTAGGAATCAACAACATGCCCCAATGCAAACACTCAAAACCACAATTTGACAACTTCGGAAAATGCCAAAAAGTACAAGACTATTTAGCCAAGGGAGGCACGCGTGAAAACGTTGAACAAATCATCCGTGAAAAGCTAAACGGTGCTGTAAAAATGCCAGGCGGCTATTTTTTTGAGGATTGCGACGAAACCAGGGAATGTCGGTATTATGAAAAAGCTTGACAAATATATATTAATAAATAATAATGACACCACACACAAAATAACCAGGATAAAAAAATGGCAACACTAAAAAATTTAAATATTCACGACGCTTGCAGAGATGGAGCGGATTATTTCAATTCGTTCGATACACCGCAGGATTTTGTAAAAAACTGTAATCGAGGTGATTGGCTGTTATGGCTTTTTCAGCGTACTAATCCAGCCGAATTGCAATTATTGACGCTAGCAAAAGCACATTGCGCTAACACAGTCAGACATTTGATGACCGATGAAAGATCACGAAACGCAGTTGACGTTGCAATAAAATTTGGAAATGGATTAGCTACGATAGAAGAACTAAAACAAGCTACTGATGCTGCTTATGAAGCTTATGCAGCTGCTTATGCAGCTGCTTATGTTGCTGCTGAGAAAGAGGCGGCTTATGCTGCTGCTTATGCAGCTTATGCAGCTGCTGATGAAGCTTATGAAGCCGCTTATTATGATGCAGCTGCTGATGAAGCTTATGAAGCCGCTTATTATGATGCTAGAAATAAAAACAGACAACTAACCGCTGATATATGCAGAAAATATATACCAATCGAGGTTTGGAATTTTGGAAATTAAACGACGCAAGCCAGGCGGAGGTAGAAAAAGAACGCCAGATACTCAGAATCGCTTTATATTTAGATTTGAGGCGATTTTAAGACAAAGGGTAGATAACATATGCCTTAAGCAAAAAAAGACCGTGACGGGCATTATTGAGCAAGCATTGATAGAATTTTTAGAGAGAGAAGAAACAAAATGACAACTTTGAGAGAATCGACATTTAAAAAAATTGAATCCGTAGTTAATGACAATGGATGTAAATGCTTAGATTCAAGTAAAAAAAAATCTTTTTGGTATTATTTCAGAAGCAGATCAGATAGCTCAATGTATTTTGTCGTTGAGTGTAAAGGCAATTTTATAAGAGCTTACAGAATCCGTTATATTCTTAAATCAGGTAAATCAGTTAATGTTTTTATTGGTTGCCAAATTCCCGCAATATGCGGAGGAAATCCAGAAATACCTTTTTTAAAAAAAGAAATGATTTTAAAGAAAAGATTTAAAGAATTTGAGTCTTTTTTAAAAGAATTCAAAGAGATAACGCCTGAGCTGTCATGGTATGACAGATAATTTAAACAACGAGAGAACACACAATGAACAGATCAGAACAACTTAACGAATTAGCCGTAGCACTTGTGAAATTCCACGCGGTAGCGACTAACCCAAAAAAGAACGCAACAAACCCACACTTAAAAAGCAAATACGCGGATTTATCCGAAGTCATAAACGTAAGTCGCACGCCACTGGCAGAATGTGGATTGTCGATTGTCCAGTTTGAAAGCTTTGAATCTGGTTTTGCTAAAGTAGAAACTATGTTGCTGCATGTTTCTGGGCAATGGGTATCAAACGAACTGAGCTTGCCATGCACCAAGTTAGATGCACAAGGCATTGGTAGCGTATTGGCTTATGCGCGTAGATATAGCTGGTCAGCTATCTTAGGACTTGCTCAGGAAGATGATGACGGTTCAGCTACTGGGCAACGACCACAAACCACTCCAGACGCACAAAAACCACCATACACGCTTGAAATGGCACAAGCCAAGACTGGCGCATGGGAATCAAGCCCAAAACCGATTGAGGCTAAAAGATTGCTGGCAACGATTAGACAGCAGCACACAGTCGAAAGTGACGTTGAGACGTACATTACTGATATTGTAAACACGCGCAACCAAGAATTGAGCGCAGGTGAATAGTCATGACCCCAGAAATTAAACAACAACGAAAAGGCATGTTCACGGGTTCTGAAGTGCATAGACTAATGGCAGGCGCGGGTGGTTATGAATCATGCGAATGGTCAGACAATGAGCCGATGTATGAAAAGCGCAAGACTGAATCAGGCGAATTTTCGTATGTGGTCGTTACTGAAAAGCCAAAAAACAAAAACGTTTATCGATTTAACGACAAGTTTTTGCCAGATGGTGCGATTACTTACATTTACGAAAAACTTGGTGAAACGCTGGATAACTACGATAAACCAGACGGTTTTGAAAACCATTCTACAAGATGGGGAAAAGAGACCGAGTGGCAAGCTATCGAAGCATACGAACAGCGCAACGAGTGTATTTTGTCACATACTGGTGAAAATCAAATGTTTTTTGGAAATGACGACTACGGAGCAACACCTGACGGTGTGCTGTATGACGAAAACTTTTTACCTGTTCGTGTTGTCGATACTAAATGCCCACAAGCGCACACGCATATTTTTAACATCCTGAATGTAAAAACTGTCCAGGATTTAAAAAAGCATTATCCAGAGTATTACTTTCAAGGATTGCTACAGATACTATGTGTAGGATGTGATTATTTTGATTGGGTAAGCTTTCGCCCGACCATGCCAGAACATCTACAGTATTTACAAATTACCATCAGTGCTATTGAAGCGGCGGCGGATATTGAGTTATTAAAACATCGTTTAAAACTGGCAATTGAGCGTAAAAAAGAGTATCTGGAATTGCTGAAAGTGATATAATAAAACCCGCAAGTCGAATTGCGAAAATGAAGGTTTAAACAAAGGTTATTTCTAATTGGGAGGCACACTTCAGCCTATTCGACCCCGATTTAAGAGATAGCCTTTTTTTATGCGAGAAATAAATGAACGAATTAATTAAAGCAGATTTAACAATGTCATCTTTAGACATTGCAAAGCTTGTTGAATCACGCCATGACTCAGTTAAATTATCAATTGAAAGACTGGCAAAAAATGCAATTATTCAGCTTCCACCATTGGTGGAAACCCCTAATAGCCAGGGTGTAATGGTCAAAAATTATCTTGTTGGCAAAAGAGACAGTTATGTTGTAGTTGCTCAATTGTCACCAGCTTTTACAGGTAGACTAGTTGACCGCTGGCAAGAGCTTGAAGCACAACAACAGCAAAAACTACCAGCAACGTATTTGGAGGCATTGAAAGAACTGGTAGCAGTAACCGAAGAAAAAGAACAGTTAGCTTTAGAGAATGCACAACACGTCTATAACGACAGAATTAACCATCAAGTGATGGGTGCTCAAAGGGCAGATGTTCATTGGCTAGAAAACAGACTCGAAAGAGAAATTGAAAACAAAAAGCTTTACGGCTGGCGTAAGTAATCAACAACCACACAGGAAAAACAATGAGTAACACATTTTCAGCAGTATTAACACTAGGCAAAGACGCGGTAACACGCCAGGCGGGTAATAACTCAGTCACGGGATTTAGTGGCGCGTGTAATGTTGGCTTTGGTGATAAAAAGCAGGTGCTATGGTTTAATTGCTCTATTTGGGGCGAACGTGGCGCAAAGCTTGAACAGTATTTACTAAAAGGGCAGCAAGTCTGGGTATCAGGTGAATTGTCGCAGCGTGAATATGAAGGTAAGCAATACCTTGAACTTAATGTTAGTCAGATTGATTTGGTAGGCAAAAAATCAGACAACGCAGCACCAGCGCAAGAGCAAGCACAAAGACCACGCCAACAATCGCAGCATAACACGCAAAAGTCGAACGGGTATGCACCAGCCCCAGCGGGCGATGATTATCCATTCGAGGACTCGATTCCGTTTTGATATGGGAAAAACCAATGTACACACAAGACGAGTTAAAACGATTTATTAACAATCCACCAACACACGTTGAAGTTGAAACGGCAGTCGAAATGGCAAAACAACTGCTACAAGAAAAGCAGGTAAGCAAAGACTTACAGAGAGTGTTGAACAGCGTAAATGAGCCGCCGTGTTGGAGTATTACATGAAAAAATTAATAAAACGCATACTTAACGCAATGATACGCAGTGTATCAGATTGCGCAGAATGCAATTATACAGACGTTTGCAAAGATGCTGATTATTATCACGAAGTATTTAAACCACTCACACAGCGCGGTGAAATCCCCGTGTGTTTTGAGTGTAACCACTCGTTATGGAACATCGGCAACGTTGATAAACGGGTTAATAAATGCTGCACTTGCCCACTTGAATGGAAAGCAGGTGAAGTAATAATAAAGCATCAAAGGGGCTAAACAATGACACGCACAGCAGAACAAATACAACAAGACATCGACTCATTAAGCAGTGAGTTAATTGAAATAAAAAAGAAAAGCGATGATCTTATTGACCAAAAAGCTAGTATTGAGCGGCAAGAACGAGAGTTGAAAAATCGTTTGCAGAAAATTAACGGCTATAGGTCGATGGGAGTAAACACAATAGGATTGATTGAACAGCTTGAACTTGAGTTGAAGGAGTCAAATTATCCGCATTACGACAAAGCAAGACGGATTGTAAAAGTGACTGATAAAGCCATTTATTTAAAAATTGATGGTTTTATTTTTGGCGATGAACAAGGCTACAGTAAAGAAACGGGCTGGAGAGCAAGAGCGCGTAGTGACTTGGACGCAATCGACGCAAAAAAAGCTTTGGAGATTTGGGAGCGGCATCATGCACTTTGAAACGGGCGACTATGTAAAAATGGGTACTAAAGAATCAAGTTTGTGGGGTCGTGTTATCTGGACTACAGGATATAGAGCAAGGGTAGATTTTCACACGTTTACCGCTGACGTTGTAGCCGATGACATTATCACAGCACGCAGAAAGCCAGGCGATAAGCTAGCGCGTAGTATTGTCGCTAAAACAGCATGGTTTCATTATAGATCACGATACAGAGACATTGAAGTGTATGAGCTGTATCAACAACAACGCGCAATGCTGGGAGAATAACAATGGCTAAATCAGACAACCAAGAAAAAGTAAACGCACGCGCACGCAAGATAGGCGCGAAGATTAACAACTTTAACGGTTACAAAGTTACTGACAAAGACGAAAACAGTTATTTTGTTGAGACTTACAGAGAAGCCGATCAGGTTTTAAAGCAATTGGAGGAACAATGTCAGACGATGTAAAAACACGATTTATTGACGTGAAACGCTTGATAGAAGCTTTGCAAAACGGCAAGGAATATGCGCAAGAAGTTTTAGATAATATTCATGATGTTGAAGATATGCCGCGATATAAGCGACGAGCAGAAGCATACAGAGCAGATATAAAAGAGTTTGATGAGTTGATTAAGGAGCTACAATGCCCGATTACAAAATAATGACGGTAATGAGCGACAGACACCAGCGCGAGCATAAAAAGCTTGAATATATAGCGAATAAGGCGGAATGGTCGCAAGACATGGAATATTTAATACCAGCAGTTGTTAGTCGCATGTCGTGGCTAGAGTACCAAGCAAAACTCAAGGTCGAATCGATTTTAAAGCTTTGCAAAACAGGTAAATAATGATTGATATGAATAAAAAAACAATGACAGTCATGAGCTGGCAGGAACAAATCGAATATTTTTTACTTGATGACATGATTGATAAAATAAGGCATTCAACTGAATTTAATCATTTAATCAATGATGTTGTTAATCGCATGTTTGTTTTACAAATTGAAGCAAATTCTAGAATCGAGTCGATTTTAAAGCTTTGCCAAACTGGCAAATGATGCTATGATTGCAACAACAAATTAGTTTTGTGTGTGCGTTTCATTTATCATTCTCTCTTGATGATGCTTAAGCCCGTGATTAAACGGGCTTTTTTTTGGGTTAAATAAAGTTTATTGCAAATTGATGTAAAAAGGAGTTGACAATACTTTTTTTAGTAGTATCATATTTGCCTAAGAGCTAGGCGGTCTAGTTCTATTATCTGGAGAGTGTCATGAGAAGATATTATGTAGTAGATATGAGTGATTATGTTATAGCAGTATTTAACTCAGTCGAAAAACAAATCAAGTTTTATCAGGAAAAACATCAACGCGGTTTCAGTATGAAAGATTCTATTGAGAAAGTAAAAAAAGGAGAATGGTTAAACCCTGTTTTTTGCCAATAACAACAACACAGCGCAAGGACGCGCATTATCAAGAGAGTAAAAAAATGAAAAAACACACGGAACTTTTGAAAGAAGCAAACAAACTGGAAAATAGCTTGTGGTCAAAACTACAACAAGATTTATATTTACCTAAGAGCTAGGCGGTCTAGTTCTATTATCTGGAGAGTGTCATGAGTGCATTTTTAAACACAGTAAAATCTAAACACATCGTCATTAAAACAGCTTTATTAAGAGCTAACCGTGATGCGTTTAATAATCTCAACGCGCAAGTAATCGAACACTTTAACCGCGAAGAACCAGCGATTAAAGGCGTTTGCTGGGGTGGTGGTGATGCAATACTTGTACAACGTTCGTGGAATAACCAAAAATAATTAATCACAGTGCAAGGACGCGCATTATCAAGAGAGCAAAACAATGAAAAAGTCAGAAATAATAAAAGAATGTAGAGCAGAAGCCCGTAAAAACGGTTTGACGTTTAAAGAAATGTCATCTTGCAGGATCAACGGTAAACCTGCTTACAAGTATGTAACTAGGGGGACAGGTTTACCAGTAAGAACAAATCTTACTTTAGGCTTAGCATACACAATCGCTTGCAGTGGTGAATTAGATAAAAACTAATACAGAACTTTTGAAAGAAGCAAACAAGCTTGAAAACAGCTTGTGGTTAAAACTACAACAAGATTTTTCTAATGCAAGATTACATCATGCGTATGAAAAAGCTTTTAACCGTCAATTCAGACGCTATGTGCGGGTGCAATCATGAACGATAAAAAACAAACCCCAACAGATTTTAGATTGTGCAGAAAATGCGAAAGAATGTTATCACCATCAAAATTTAGATTAATTAATCATAGGTTTTCTGTTATCTGCAAAAAATGCGAAAAGGTGCAATCATGAACACATACAAACAAGTCGAAAACATGCGCGAAGCATGGCTAAACCCAATAGACCGAGACGAACCAGACGCGCTATGTTGCGCTGGATGCGGTAAAGAGTTTACACCGCCAAGCGATGACATTGAGGATTTTTGCTCAGAGTCATGTTGGCATCTTCACAGATTGGGAGAAGTAAAAGCCCAGGTCAAATGCTGGATTAATCAGGGATGTGGAGAAAAACAAATATTGCGCATGATGAATCTTTATTGGTTCTATTGGATGACAAAACCAACTGTCGGCAGATGGAAAAAAGCAATTCACAACATTTTTGAACAAAGGGGAACTTATGCCTAGCCAGGAAGAACTCAAAGCCGCAAGGAAGCGGCTAAATTTAACAACCAAAAATTGTGCAGAAATGCTCAGCGTTAGTCAGAACACTTGGCAACGCTGGGAAGGACAGACAAGCAGTAAAAAAACGATACCAGCGGCAATGTGGGAGCTGTTTAAAATTAAGACGTGTTTTAACAAATAGAGAAAACATCATGAATATTCCAGAAATGAGCGCACTACGCGCAAAACTAGAGCAAGAAATAGCAAACGTTCAAAACGGCGCAACAAGCATAAATCAGGCTAAAGTTGTGAGTAACTTGGCAAACAGTGTGATTAATTCATGGATTGTTGAGATTGCAGCAATTAAAGCACTTCCAGATAACACAAAGGGGATAGAACGTGACTATATCGACGGTGAAACCTTGTAAAAAACACGGAGTTGTTGAGAGGTATAAAAATGGGGCATGTAAAATATGTCATTATGAAGATGCAAGAAAAAGACTTGAAATAAAAGGTAATAAAGAAAAAAGCCGTGAATCAGATAAAAAAACAAGGCAAAAATACAAAAAAGAATACTACAATAAAAAACGAACTTATTTAAAAGAAAATAAGCATCTAACTGAGTATGTTAAAAAGTTAATATGCGGTAAATCTATATCTAAAAAACTTAGTATAAGTTACTCTGATATAACAAAAGATATAGTTGATATAAAAAGATTGCAACTTGAACTAAACCGAGCAATAAAACAACGCGAACAACAGCAAGCAGCTTAAAACCAAGCCCGTGTAAACAGCGGGCTTTTTTTTGTCAGCAATTTGTGTTATAAGGCGGTTAAAATTATTTTATTTTGTGGTGTATAATGCAGGTAGAAATAGACGTACAAACCGCGTTATCGTGGGCTGGTGTGATTGGCTTATGGGCAATAAAAACGCTTGTGCATCAAGTAAAACTCATATTTAAGCGTCTTGACCATATCAGGCATCACTTGCTTAAATATGACTCTAACTATACAGAAGAGGATGGCGACGAATGAAAGAATATTTAAAACAACGGCTTTCAGAGGCTTCTACTTATCGCGGTTTAGTCTGGCTAGTCGTTGCGGTGATTGGATTTACAAAAGTATCGAACAATGAATCAATCGAGGATTTAATGGTACTGGCGGCGGCTGTCGTTGGTGGCATGGGATTGGCTAAGGATAAATAATGCCTATCTTGCCGATTCTGTATGCCGTATCACTTGCGCTGTGTTTTTGCGGTGGCTATTACTACGGATGGGCTGGCGAATATGATGAAGTCGTAAAACTGCAAACTCATTTGGAAGAAATACACATACAGTCGGTTAAATTACAACGCCAGGCACAACAACAAGTTGAAGCGATAAAAGATACGCAAGAAACGACCATAATTGAACTTGAGAAGCGATACCATGACCAGATCACAGCTAACGATAGTCTACACGATCAGCTTGTTACTGCTCAGCGGATGCACAAGCAAACAAGTCATACAACCCGTAGTTGCGACAGAGTGTCCAAAACTGATAATTCCACCCGAAGTGCAAAGGATGCTGTCAGAGAATCAGAACTGGAAACCGATGGAATTTCAGAAAAACTTGATACATATCTATCAAACAACGCCGTAAACATCGACAGACTAGACCAGGATAAGCATTACCTGCTTAACTGGATTAACAGCATTCAAAAGGAGCTAATCGATGATAGCCAAAAACGTTAAACCAGTCTCAGTTCTGGCATGGGCAATCGTTATTATTGCGTTGCCGTTTATCATGTTGTTCTATTACTTTTCACAGTTACCGCCTCATGAATATTGAACCATTAAAGCCACATCTACCCGAAAAGGTCTATGCTGAACTACAACAGTACAGCGTGCTTAATCCGTTGCGCGTGGCTCACTTGTTGGCACAGTGTGACCACGAAAGCGGCGGGTTTCAGTTTGTTGAGGAAAATCTGAACTATTCAGCAGAAGCACTGGTAAAAACGTTTCGCAAGTATTTCGACACACTGAAAGCGGTAGAATACGAACACAACCCAGAGCGCATAGCAAACCGTGTTTATGCTAATCGGTTCGGAAACGGTGCAGAAATGTCTGGTGATGGATGGCGGTATCGTGGACGTGGTTATATTCAGTTGACCTTTCATGACAACTACAAGGAGTTTTCTGAGTTTGTCGGGGTAAACTGTGTCGCTCAACCTTGGCTAGTCGCTGAAAAATACCCACTTGCGTCAGCTATTTTCTACTTTGATGCGCGTAAAGTGTGGCAAGAGTGTACAGGTGCTGAACGGGCGGACGTGGTTAATGTAACCAGACGTGTTAATGGCGGGTTAATTGGGCTGGAGAATCGGATTGAGCGGTTTAATCATTATTGGAGCTTGCTTAAATGATTTTATTAGTGCTACTTTTTGCAATCATGGCAATCAGCCCTTTTGTGTTTTTCTATTTTCGCGGCATGGTGTATAAAGACATCGTAGAGAATCATAGAATTAATCAGTAAAGTTTTTATAGTTTTGCGGCTAGAGATTGCAACTCGAATGATTGCCTACCCAGTCAGTGCCGCATCTTTTTTAGGTAGATTTTTAGGTTGGTAAAATGAACGAATTAATTGAAATAAAAAGCTCGCAAACAATGACGTTGAAAGAAATAACTGATTTGCTTTGTGTTCGTCACAATGACGCAATGCGTATTGTTGAAAAAATGATTGAAAATAAAGAGTTTGGCAACGTTACGAAAAGCTCGTATCGTACAACGCAAGGAAACGAATACGAAACTTATGAACTAGACAAGCGACAATCAATTGCTGTATCTGCAAGGCTAAACACAGCATTGTTAATGCGCATTATTGACCGTTGGCAAGAATTAGAAAACAAGCCATTAACCATAGTCGATTACGCCAGGGCATTGGTTGAAAGTCACGATAGAATACAGGCATTGGAAAAAGACCAGGCAATAACGAATGTTGCCATTAATGACTTAAGAAACGATGTAAAATGGATTGAGGACAGACTAGAAAAGGAAATCGAGAATAAAAAACTATATGGTTGGAATAAATGACCACACCGCCGATTAATTTATACAACTATCACTTGTTAGGCGTAGCGTCAAAACTACATAGCAAGTACACTAAAAACAAACCGCGTGAACACAAAGACCGTAAACAACCCAGTGACTATATAAAAAACCGATGACAACCCGAAAAAAAACCATTCACTGCAACAACGGAAACTGCACAAGCCGCGAGCTTTGCCAGTACGGAGGCATGTGGTTTTACGGGTGTAAGATTATTTATGGTCAAGGACAGAATCACAACGAATGTCAGGATTTTATGCCGAAACACATGTATATAGATCAATTGCTAATTGATAGCGATGGAATAGGTGCGCCCTAATGGATGATGAAAGGCAATTAAGCCTGTTTGAGTTTGTATCGCCTAATGAAATAGAACGCGGTGAAATACCTACCGATGAAGAAATCAAGCAAATCTTAACCCTTGGTTTACTGTCTACGTTTACCAACAAGTTTGAACGTGCGACAGACCGCAACAAGTCAGCCGAGGTGTTAGGCAAGCTTCACGGGCTGTTTGTGGAAAAGAAAGACATCAATTTAAACACACACACAGATAAACCTGTATCCGAATTATCCGATGACGAACTCACAATCATTGCAAGCACAAGCAGCACAAGAACTGCTTAAGCGGCGTAAAGCACGTGCTGATTTGCATGAGTTTATCAGATACATAGACCCCGACTATATTGTTTCTGAGTTTTCACAGCGTGTCTGTGCTGATTTGATGCAGTTTATTTTTGATGTGTACAACGGTAAACGACCTGTTATTGTTTTGGGCGCGCCACCTCAGCACGGCAAGAGTACGATTGTTAGTCGCTATTTACCTGCCTATCTACACGGCATCAATGCAGATTTATCAATTGCTGGTGTGTCTTATAACTCAGATTTAGCCGAGGACATGGGGCGAGATGTACAGCGAATTATTAACAAAGACGAGTATAAACGGCTATTCCCTAATACCCTATTAGGACAAAAGAAAGCAGGCGTAGCAAGTAAGCAGAACTCAACAGCCTATGAAGTGGGCGAACGTGGACAATATCGCGGTATCGGTGTTGGTGGTGGTTTAACTGGTCGTAAAGTGGATATTGGCATCATTGATGACCCCATAAAGAACAGTCAAGAAGCACTCAGCGAAACTGTTAAATCTGGTATTTGGGATTGGTACTTAACCACGTTCTTAACCAGACTATCAAAGAATAGCGGGCATATCATTATGGCAACGCGCTGGGCAGTGGATGACTTATCAGGGCGTGTACTTGAGAACGATCCACATACAAGACACCTAGTCTTTAAAGCTATATCTGATGACGGAAAAGCCTTAGTGCCAGAACTTCATCCTATCGAAAAGCTTGAAAAAACACGGTCAACGGTGGGTGTATATTTTTGGGAGGCGATGTACCAACAAAATCCAATGCCTCCAGGCGGTTTGTTTTTCAATGAAGCCGATTTACTTGAAAATGGCTTACCCGTTGCGTACCCTGCAAACTGCCAGCAAATCATTACAGTTTTGGATACAGCGGTTAAAACGGGTAAAAAGAACGATAGTACAGCGGTTATTCATTGCGCATTTATTCAGTACCCTACGCCACAATTAATTATACTCGATTGGGACGCGGTACAAATTGAGGGCGGTAGTTTAATCAATTGGTTGCCATCTGTCATTGATAGATCAATTGAGCTAGGCTTACAGTGCAAAGCCCGTCATGGTTCAAGTGTCTGGATCGAAGATCGCAGCTCAGGTGCGATTTTGTTACAGCAGTGTGCAAACGATGGAATACTTGCTAATGCTATCCCTGAAATTTATACCGCAAAAATGGGAAAATCAGAACGTGCTATTGCCGCCAGTCCTTATGTATTTAAGGGCATGATACGCTTTAGCGAATACGCTTATGATAAGATAGTGGTACTTAAAGACCAGCCAAAAAACCATTTATTGAACCAGATAATAAACTTTAGAATCGGGATTGATAACGGTTCTGATGATTTATTGGACACGTTTAATTACTCGATACTTTTAACACTAAAAGAAGATCACTAACATGAATGCAGAACTAGACATTACTGGCAGCAGCTTAACGACACCACTACTCAGCATTTTGATGGCTGATAACATTCAGGTAGGTTCTGATTTGGGCTATCAGTTATGTAAAGAACTGTATTTACATCACCCGTTAGGTGCAAAGATAGTCGATTTGCCGATTACTAAAGCATTGTCGAAACCGCGTAAACTGTCAGTGCCTAACAGTCCAGAGGACTTAGTAGTAAACGCATTTGAAACAGAATGGACGGCGTTAAATGTGGATAGCATCATAGCCAACATTGTACGCCAAGCGCGTATATACGGCTTTGGCAGTGCTGTTATGGGCATTGATAATGAGGACATCAAAACCGATGAACCATTACCACTTGACCAATTACATAAGCTTAATATCTTTTTTAACGTGTTAGACCCGCTAAATACGGCGGGTAGCGTTATCTTATCCCAAGATGCTAACAGTGTCGAATTTCAACGCATTGACGCGGTAACTTGCCAAGGTAAAGCCTATCATCATTCTAGGGTTTGTACGTTCATGAATGAGCGTCCTATCTATCTGTCTTACACACAGTCAAGCTATGGCTATGTTGGCAGGTCCGTTTATACCCGCGCATTATTCCCAATGAAGTCGTTTATCCGATCAATGATAACGGATGACAGCGTTGCGACTAAAGCAGGCTTGATGGTTATCAAGACTAAAAAAGCGGGTAGCATCATCAACAAAACCATGCTTGCCATTAGTGAGATTAAACGCACCATGCTAAAAGGTGTTAGCACTGGCAACGTGTTAGAAATGGGTATTGAAGATACAGCCGATACCTTTAACATGACTAATGTTAATCAAGCGATGGATGCAAGTCGCAAAAACATACTCGAAAACATAGCAGCGGCAGCAAACTTACCCGCTAAGCTGTTATCGAATGAAACTTTTGCAACGGGCTTTGGAGAGGGCGCGGAAGATGCAAAAGAAATAGCAGAATATATAGATTGGTTTCGAGGCGAATTGCAATCACTGTATGACTTTTTTGACCAGATTGTCATGTATCGAGCATGGAATCCAGAGTTTTACGCAACCATACAAGCACAATATCCAGTGAGCTATGGTGCTGTATCATGGCAAACCGCTTTTAATAGTTGGAGAAAGTCATTTTGTGCCGAATGGGAAAACCTGCTTAAAGAACCTGACAGCGAATTAATCAAAGTCGAGGAAACCAAGTTTAAAGCAATCACTGACTTAATCGGTGCGGTGTATGACAAGCTAGACCCTGAAAACCAGGCTAAAGTTTTAGAATGGACAGAATCAAACCTGAATGACAATAAGCTGTTATTCCCCAACCCGCTTGAGATTGATACACAAGCATTGATTGAATATGCAGCCGAACAACAAGCACAAGCCCAGCAACAACAAGCTGAACAAATGGCGATGATGCAACAGCAGCAACCACAAGAGCAACCAGGTCAACCCACTTATGCTGATTCAATGGCGTATGCTGATGGCTGGATAACACTTAATGGCGAAAGCGGTGAAGAAGGGCACGGCGGCAGCCATGTGTTTATTGGTGCAGGCGGACAAATCGAAAAAGGCGCAAGCGGATTGAAAGGTAAAAAGATCAGTGATTTAGGTGGAACAAAAAATTTTACTAAATACGAAACCAATGAGGAAAAGGTAGGCGGAGTGAGCAGTCAAGACTATCAAGCCTTTCAAGCTTGGAAACAATCAGTCGGTAAAGCAGAACCTAAACAGCAATTTAACCAAGATGGAACGGGGCTAGGCAATGTTAGCAAGGTTAAAACCGCGAAAGGAACAGAGGTAGAAACCCGTTTTAAAGTGGTAGACGCTGGAGAGTTAAAAACGAGTCACGATAGCAACGGCAATGCTAATTTAGATTTTCCTAGTGAATTACAACCGCGTGACAGGTCAAAACAAACTAGCAGGGCATGGGTAGCTAAAACATCTAAAAATCTGGATGTGGATAAATTAGGTAAAACTAGAGACGCAGCAAACGGAGCACCTATTGTCGGCAAAGATGGCGTAGTGGAATCTGGCAATGGTCGGACAATGGCGATTAATGCAGCCTATGAAAATGGACACGCGGACGAATATAGGGCGTGGTTACAGGAAGAAGCAGCAGGTTTAGGAATTGACCCAGAAAGCATAAAAGGCATGAAAAAACCTGTATTAGTGCGCGAACGACAAACCGATATAGACCGCTCAATATTCACTAAAGAAGCCAACGAAGATGACAAAATGGCGATGACAGCTACGGAAAAAGCGCGTAGTGATGGCGACAAAATCAATAGTACATTAGTTGATAAGTTGCACGATGGCGACCTAATGAGCAAAGATAATCGAGATTTTGTTCAAGGATTTTTAAAGACTTTAGGCGATGCAGAAGCGGCACAATATTACACAACCAGCGGCAAATTAACCAAACATATTTATGACCGTGTACAAGCGGCTGTATTTTCGCGTGCATACGATGATGACAGATTACTTGAATTAATGGTAGACGATGCGGACCCGAACGTAAAAAACATCATAAGCGCGTTAAATGGCGCAGCAGGTAGTTTTATTCAGGCTAGAGAATCAAACGAACAGGCACACGGGGTAATGACCGATACTTTGGCAAGTGGTGTTAAGATATCGATGGATAAAGAAGCTGTTAATCTGTTATTAGACGCATCTAATGCAATACTTGAGGCGAAAAACAAGGGGTTAAGTATTGGCGATTATTTGAGACAAAATAATATTTTTGGCGAAGATGAAACCCCAGCAGACGTTGCCGAAATGGCTTTATTTATATCAGAAAATGCGCGTAGCCCTAAAAAGCTAACGCAAGTATTTAAAGGCATGGCGGACGCGATTAACCAACAAGCCGAGCACGCACAGACTAATGATTTAATGGGAGGACTTGATACTGTTGGCATTATGGATATTTTCAGACAAGCCGCTGGAATTACTCCAAAAATTAACGCGCCAGAATCGCCTAAACAGCCAGAAAAAACAGGCGGTTTTGTGGACATGTTCACGGAAACAAGAGGTCAACGAAAAGACAGGGAATCATTCCAAGCCCAGCAGGTTGAGAGTGCAGAGCCATTAAAAGGCGTGGCAAGATTGAAAGCCATGAACGAGCAACGAGCAAAGGAAAAAGAAGCTGATAAATTAGCCAACCCAGAAAAATATGAATCAGCAAAAGGCAGCCCAAAAAAGAACACGCTAGAATCAGAACATCATGTAAATGAGCATTATGCAAAAGCAACTATTCCAGAACTTGAAAAAATGCACAAAGACATGAAAGCCAAAGGCGAAAAATTATCACTTAAGGCTTTGGAAAACACTCCAACTGGAAAAGGTGGCGGTGGCAATCAAAGAAAAAACAATCAGTTTGATACTACTGGCGGGAATATACTTGCTAATGCTATGGATTTAGAAAGTTATATTGAAGCAAGAAAAAGTGCAGAGCCAAAGCAACCCGCGCCAGAAGCAAAGCCAAGCGAGCAAGTGACAAATAATTTGACAGGAATTGATAATCGTGATTTAATATCTCCAACGTCTCAAGTCGAGGCGGCAACTGGAGAGACTAAAATGAACGTAGCAACCGTAAAGCCAACAAAAGAACAAACAGCCGACATAAGAAAAATAGTATCTTCTCATGGTATTAAAGGCGTAAAACAACCACTTCATGCTGTTATGGTTGGAAAACAAGGCGATGGATTTATGAGTTTAGAAAAACGTAAATCATTGATAGAAGACCTTAATAAAGCAGGTTTTTTTGTTGAAAATCAAGATGAAATCTTAAGCAATCCAGATTATTTAGTTGATTCTTTGATGGTTTGGAAAAAGGCATAATGAAAACCGCCGAAGTATCGCGGCTCACAAAAACGAGCCGCCAAACACTGAACAACTGGAAAAAACACAAGCCTGAGCTGTATGAGGTTGTACAGCTTGGGTGCGAACAAAAACAACACACACAGAGAACAAACAATGAAAACATTATTTATGGCAGCAAAAAAACCAGATTGGAATGATGCTCCAGAATGGGCTAACTGGTTAGGAGTATCTAAGACTAAAAGCGGGGAATGGACGTGGTATCAGGACAATCCATTGCCTAGCCCACATTTAAATTATTTATGGGGCGGTGGTAAAAGCGAATCAACAGGGATTGTTTTTAAAACAGACGACATACAATCAACAATAGAGAGTAGACAATGAAAAAACTACTAATGGCAGCAATCGCCTTGATGATTGCAAGTAACGCACAAGCTGAATCATGTAACAAACTGTTAGACGACTATGCAGGCGTGGTGACACTGGAAAAGTATTGTGGTTTGAGTGGCAATGCTAAAACACAAATTATGCAACAAACTGTTGATAACAACTGTCCAGAGCCATCAAAAAAGCTTATGCTAACCAAGATTGCACAGCAGCGCGTCGAATTTGCAGAGTTGTTGCAAACTAACCCAGGACTATGTGAATCAGCAGCGGTAAAAAATATCATCGGTTATTAACATGCGGACAGTAAACGAACTACTTACAGCGGCGATCAAAGACATTGAGGAACACGGGTTCGACAGTGCCGAACGCATTGAAGGCTGGATAACGAAAATCAGGGCAGCCATTGAAATGGGGCAAGAGCCTGATGCAAAGCTGGTCGAACGATTAAAAGCCTCATACACGCCCAAAGTAGGTTCTTTTTTACGCAATTTAAACAGTAATACCGATGTTCCAGTCTACCGTAAAGAGCAGATTAAACAGAGTCTTTACGGGGAACTTGACAGGCGCATACTGTCAGCATCTAGTCTTATCAAGCTACGCAAAGAGCAAGCAGTAAATGAAACTTTGCGGCGGTTTGTTGGCTGGTCAACGTCTATACCCATTGGCGGCGTTGATGTGACCGATAAGGTTGAACTTAAGCAGGATATTAAAAAGTCACTTAGTCAGATGAATTTCATAGAGCGTAGATGCTCAATTGACCAAGCGGCTAAGCTGGTATCGAACATTAACAACATTGTAGCGACTGATTCAGGTGCTGTTTATGCAGTGTGGTCGTCACGCTGGAAGCGACCAGGGTATGATTACCGACCCGATCACAAGGAAAGGGATAAACAGATATATCTAATTCGTGATAGCTGGGCTGATAAAGCGGGATTGGTTAAAGGTACATATACCGATGAGATAACCATGCCAGCGGAAGAAGTTTTTTGCCAGTGCTCATACAACTATTACTATAAGCTGAACAGATTGCCCGATGAAAACCTGACTAGAAAAGGTATGGAGTATTTAAAAAGATGAACACACGAAAAACAGTTTTTTATCATGCTACTTGTATTTATCATGATAATACACAAGGTTATTCTTATGGTATTTTTACTAATGATAGCTTTATGTATAATTGTGATTCACATCATGACGCATGGTGCGAGTTTTTACAATTATTAAAAACTCATATTTGTAAAATTGCGCGTGAAAAAGAATTACTTATAATTGATATGCAAATTACAAATATACAAGTTTTAGGAGCGTTTGACCCTGATATAGATGCTTGGGAAGATATAAGACGCACTGGTGGAAAAGACGAAAAAAATTAAATTATTAAGCTAGTTACAGTTCTATAAAGCATTAATCAGTTAGTCTGGAATGCCGCAAAAAACTGATTAAAAACGCCTATTAATTAGGCGTTTTTTTTGCATGTATGTGTTATGATATAACATAACATGGTGCTATAATCAAACAATGACTACAGAACTTGACATTGCACGCCAGATAGCCAATGGCGAACTACCAAGCCCACAACGTGCGGGTGAAGCCGCTGTGTTGTTTGATATTAGGATTACAGGCACGGGCGCGGCGTATCGTTCTAAACTGGATGAATTTGTTTACCGTCCACCTGAGGAATATCTCAATGATGAATTTCTAGCGCGTTGTAACGGATTGCCTGTGATATGGGAACATCCAGACGACAACAAACTGAACAGCGAGGAGTTTGGCAACCGTATCATCGGCACTGTATTCCTGCCCTATCTTAAAGACAATGAAGTATGGGGTATTGCTAAAATCTACGATCAAGATGCTATCAACAAAATAATAAATGGTGGCTTATCAACAAGTCCAACTGTCATTTTTGACGAACAGCAGCCAACACAACAAATTGATGTAAACGGTAAGCCCGAAACAATACTAATTGAGGGCGAACCATCAATAATTGACCATGTTGCCATCACCGAAAACGGCGGTGTATGGGACAAAGGGCAAGAACCAAACGGGATAAATCTATCCACTAACACAACAGAGGGCGATACCATGCCAGATGAAGTAATTGAAAGCCAAGAACACGAGGCACAAGAGGAGAGCGTACAGGCTCAGATTCTGGCGGCTCTCGGAAAAATTAGCGAGCGGTTAGACGCTTTGGAAGGTGCAAAAGCAGATGCAAACGTTGCACCCGCTCCAGCCGAAGTAGCAGCCGAACCCGCTCAACCTGTAGCAGAAGCCGATAACGACATACCTAATCGTATAGCCGAAGTCGAGAAAAAACTTGATTCTATGTGCGAAAAGCCCGCTGTGTTATCTGACTCCGATATGGAAGAAGTAGCAGACAGTGAAGGCAAAGCCGCAGAAGTCGCACACGCGTTTGGCGACAGTGCTGTTCGTGCGATGCAAGGCGAGACACCGCTGGCTTATCGTAAGCGCGTTATTCGCAAGTATCAGAAACACAGCGCAGCGTTTAAAGATGCTAACGTTGACATGATTAATGACCCGTCAACATTGAAAGCCATTGAAGCGACGGTTTATGCCGATTCAATGAAAGCTGCAAGATCACCAAGCATTAACACAGGCTCAACCATGCCACGCGAAATTAAGCACGAATCAATGGGACGTACTACCATTGAATTTGTTGGCGGTAAACCAGGCGCGGTGTTTGACCAATTTAAAGCCCCTGCTTTATCTGGCAGATTAGGAGGCAACTAATGAGTATTTCAATTGATCCATACAGCACGACCAACGCAGCTGGTACTTTTAAAAAGTCTAGTGATGGTTATGTTCAAGGCATGGCAATGGATGACCCAGCAATCCGTAATAGCTTAGCTATTGGTGTGCTGGCATCTACTGAAACCTTGCCAATTTGGGGCGGCTTGCCAATCCAAGAAACTATCACGATTGATAGCGGTGCGACAGGGGGTCAAATTTCACGGTCAACTGCTTATGATGAAGTGACAGGCTTTAGTGTATTTAATCAAGCAACTGCATGGGTAAACAGTCCAGCGTCACCAGTGCCAACAGGCAGCGCGGGTGCAACTGTTCCATTCTACAGAATGGGCAGTGGGGCAAGAATCGTGTTACCTATCGATCCTGCTTTAGTTAGTTTGGACGGTTCATTGATTACCGCACAGGTTAGCTGGGATTTTACGACAAACAAAATTGTTGCATTTAGCACAACTGCTTTGCCTGTTAAGGTTCTGAACGTAAACGCAGGGAACAGTAAAGTTGTTTCTTACAATGGCACAACAAAATTAGCAACGTGGGTTGAATCTGGCGTTGCTGTTGCACTGGTGGAGATTTAATCATGGCAAGTATTAATCCAGCATTTGTAACGGTCAATCCATCACTGATAATGCCTGATATTGTCATGCAATATAACCAACGTTCAGGGGCGTTTAGCTTACTGGGTGGCGGTGAAATGCAAGTCAGATTGTCAGACGTGGATAAGACTGTTAACATCAAAACTTTGTCGATTCAGACAAAATCCAGCATTGGTCAATCACCTGGTAACAGCTTACCTAGCGTAGGTTTTACAATGGGTATGATTAGTACCCCAACATACTTACACCGTGCGCGTGCTGAATACGATCATCACGATTTAGCGGCGGCGGGTGCATGGGGCTTGGCATTACCAGAAGCATACCGTTTAGGCATGAGACAGGCAATCTTCCAGCAAAACCGTAACGCGCTGTTATATGGCGTAAACGCGGCAAACGGTGAAGGCTTGTTGAATACAGCGGGTGCAGGCGCAACTAACTTACCAGCCGACAGCGGCGGGCACACAACTATTTTGACGTATGACAATGGCGAAATGGCTACATTCTTGTTAAAAACAATCTCTGACATTCTCAGCGGGTTGTACATGCTTGGTCAAGCGCATAAGGTGGTTATCCTTGCTCCTCAACGTATCATTGCAAAATGGACGTATTACGGTGTCGTTCAGTTAACCAACTTCCAACGTGAAGGTGCGGGCTCTGGCACTATTGCGACAATGGCTCAAACCTTTTCAGGTGCGGCTGGTGGTAATATCGAGTTTGCTGTTGATGACACCTTAATCGGTAAAGGCAACGGCGGTAAAGATGCGATTGTTATCGTTGTACCTGAATTGGAAGTATCTAATGATGGCGTAAACGACACAAACGAGTTTGCTAAACTACAGCCAGGTTTGTTAGCCACTACTATTCAGTTATGCGATAAAGTAGCACCAACTGAAATTTACAGTCCTTTGGCTGGCGGTGCTACAGACGTATTGGCAGAACAGCGTATTATCAGCGGCTGGGGCATTAGACCAGAAGCCATTTTTATTTTATCAGCTACATATTCTTAATTTAGACGGTTAGAATCATGAAACTATTTATTGCAAACTTAACAAAACAGCGGTTCAAGTTCCATTACCGCTTGCCAGAAAACCCTAAGCTGTTAGATCAGGATATTCCTATCGGTAAACAGATACAAATTGCTGGGGACTTAGCCCGTGATGTAATTGATATTATTATCAGTCAGCACGCGGATTACGGTATTCTGGCGGCTAATGAGGTCTATGGAAAAAGCCACGATAACATTAAAGCTCCATTGGTCTATTCTGTAGGCGAACCAGTAGACCTTGATAAGCTGTTTCATGGCATTGCTAAAAACGATGACGTTGCGCAAAAAATGGCGGATGATTCTAAACTGGCAACTACAGCGGCTATTCTGGAGCAATTCCCAGAGGCTAACGCGGTAGAATTGGATACTGTAGCGGAAACCGTTGAAAACGGCGTAACGACTCGCAAAACCGTTTCAAGCATGGGACGTAAAAAGTCATGAGCGTAAGTGTTGACGGGTATTTAGCTTTTATTCGCGGGTGTATGCAAATTGCACCTGTATTGCTACCTGATGATAGCGCATACATAAGCACGAGTTATGCGCTTGCATTGGAAACCGTCAACCCTATTTTCGTGACTGTATCACCGCTTCATTATGAGCAAGCTGTTTATAATTTAGCGGCTGATTACCTGATTAACATGACACCAGACCAAGACGGACAATCATTCTTTGCAGAAGCAAGACAGAAGTTTGATTGTGTCGGATTTGTTTCTGGTGTTGTTACATCGGCAAGTGACAGCGGGACAAGTTCAAGTCTTGTTACACCAGAATCATTTGCAAGCCTAACCTTAGGCGATTTACAGAATTTAAAGACACCTTGGGGCAGAGCATACCTCATGGTAGCTCAGCAATACGGCAACATTTTTGCGGTGTCGTAATGATTATTCATTTAGGCGTTAATGATGTGCCTTATGACAATGGAAAGACCATGACGGGCGAGGTTGCCCAGCATTTAGAAGATAGATATGGTGTTATCGGTAAATTTGCCGAACACTTTAGCAAACAAATAGCGCAACATTTAGAAAAGGATTTATCTAAATCATTGACAAATGCAATGAACGGCGTACAGCAGGGCGGCTCAGTTTTTGATGATGCAATGACAGAAATTGCAAGCGATTTTAGAGATGCACTTGATGCGGGGTTTACTGGTATTAAGACCGGGGCAGCAAAACAGGGCATTAATCACAGATTTAAACACGTTGAATCGGGCAAAGAAAGAACCGCTTTTATCGACACTGGAACTTATCAAAGATCATTTAAAGCATGGATTGATTAATGAACGTAAACGAAGCAACCAGCGCAACGCCTTTAAACAGTGACCTTAAAGCAGGTTTACGCGCTTTAGACCGTTTACAAGAGCTTACCTTTACAAAATACGTTCGTTTGGTATTACCAGCAGATGGTTTTGTGTTTTGGGTAAAAGCGGATATGTGGAGCGGTGATGCTGGTTTTAATTCGCTAATCTTTGGTACTACCGCTATCAATGGCACTGACAGAACGATCACGCAAGGTGCGCCCACTGTTACAGTTAGGGGTAGTTTGCACTACTCAACCAATAATCAGCAAGAGTTAGATCAAACAATCGGTTTTAACTCTGTCGTTTTTACGTCTGAATCAGACATTGATGATTTTAACGACATAGGCGAAAGTGTTTTATATATCGCAGAATGGGACGGCATACAGTTTGCTTTTAGTCAGCGCGGTAGTTTTTACAGTCAGGTAGGGTTATATCATTATACAGGTGAAGCTATCCACCCTGCCATGCGTTCACAGATTATTGATGATATACGATTTTTCGATAACACGCAGATAGTCAGTAATAGCCTGCCTATTTTCATGATGCTTAATAAATACTTTCCTTGTTATCCGTCATTTTTGGTAAAGCAGAACTGTTATCCACCTTACGCGGCTATCGACATAGTTGAAACAAAAGCCATTGCAGAACAGCCTACACAAGCAGCTAATAGTTCACGGTGGCAGCAATGCCAGGATAAGGTAAGGCTCACAACTTACGGTATCAATAATAATGTGGTGCTTGATTATATTTGGTATGTTGTAGCAAGTGCGACAGGTGACACAGAGCCGCCTGTTAATCTGGATTTATGGGACGCATACGGCATTATGAATATGCCCGTTGCTAAAGATGAAAAACGACCACAATCTGAATTAAATGTTATTGCGCAAAAGAAAACAATCGAGTTTGATGTGAACTATTTACAAAACAGAACTTTAAACATTGCTAGACAGTTGATTTTATCAGCCATCCCTAGCGTTATTATCAATCAACCATAGGACAATGCAATGGCATTCGCAAATGACATCGTAACGATTAATGTAAGCATTACCAATCCACCTATCCCAAGTCAACTACAAAAAACGGGCGCGTTTATCAGTCAGGGCGCAACGACTACCGCAGCAGGCACATTAACACTATTAACCAGTGTAGCAGATATTGATGGCATTCTTGCGCCGTCTGGACATGATGAACTGGTAGCAATGAACACAACCTATTGGGCGCAAGCAAACAGCCAGACCGCTGTTTATGTGCTGGAATTAGGGGCTGGAACAGCATCAGATGGTGTTATCGCTTTAAATGATTTTATTACTGAAAACCCTGAAACAATCTACAGCTTTTTAATTCCACGCGCTTGGGATGCAGAGCCAGATTTTCATACAATGGCAGGAAACTACAACGCACCATCGACACCTGTTAATTTCTTTGTAACCACTACCATACTGACTTATGAAGATTGGAGTCAATTGGATAACTGTGTGTTTGCAATGGTTGAAGCTCCTGATAGACCTATCACTGAGTTTTCATGCGCCGCACCTTTCCAAGTAACGCTGGCATGGTCTCCAAGTTCAGCGCAAAAAGTGCCGCCATTGGCATTCAGCTTTATCTATGGCGTGACCAATTACCCAACACGCAACAACTTAACACTGTTGACACAGCTTAAAGCGGCAAACATCGGTTATGTTGATTTAGGCAGTGAGGGCGGGCTGGTCAACACTATCATCAAGTGGGGGCATGTATTAGGCGGCAATCCGTTTAACTACTGGTACACGGTAGACTGGGCGAAAATTCAGCTTGAGTTAGACCTTGCAAATGAAGTTATCAACGGATCTAACAATGCACTTGCGCCACTGTATTACAATCAAAACGGTATTGACAGATTACAGAATCGAGCGGCTCAGACGTTGCGTAACGGTATCAGCTACGGGCTGGTATTAGGTGATGTGATTATGACTGAACTCGATCCGACTGTTTTCGCTGTGAATGTGGGTAATGGTTTGTATGCGGGTAATGCTGTGATAAACGCTGTACCGTTTCCAATTTACACCAAAAACAATCCTAGTGACTACATGCTAGGCAAGTATGGCGGTTTACAGGCGGCGATTACACCAGCACGCGGTTTTGAACAAATCGTATTTAATTTGAACGTCACGAATTTTGTATCTTAATTAGGAGCTTATAGTCATGGCAGGAAATCCACAAGTAAACCAAGGCTCACTAAACAGAGTCAAAGGTAGTGTATCAGTTGTTGCACATCCAGAATTAAACATTACCGCTCCATTCCTTGTAAAAGAGGGATTGTCGTTATCATGGGACGGTGAAACAACCACATTTATCCCAACGATGACAGGCGTTGTTGTATCACCAGAACCGTATCAAATGGTAACGCTAACCATCGGCATATTGAAAACAACCACGCTGGGCGTAGCTTACAAGGCACGCATTGAGCAAGATGCAACAATAGGCGATTGCGTTATAAACCCAGACAGCTCAAACTTTCCGAAGTTTACGATTCAAAACGCAGCTATCGAGGGTATTGAAGCGTGTACGTTTAACGGTACTGATCCAGGGTTTAGAATCAGAATTAAAGGCACTTGGAACGTAAACAACGTTCTTTGGAATTAACCAGTTTATCAGGACTAGGATAGCCTCTGAATAGCGTACCGTCTAGCGCGTGTCCTGATAATCCATAGACGATAATTTAACGAGACGATTAAATGAAAATCAATGACAAATTAAACTTAACAATGACTGTAGAAGGTGATTTGGGGAATATCCACATCCACCATACAGCCATTGGTTATGATGTGTTTAAAGAGAACTTTCTCGCATTAACTAAAGTTCATGATGCAATCAACAGTGAAGGCGTGGCGTTATCAGGTGCGCGTGTTGCTTATCTGATGCTTGAGCAAACAGCCAGAGAATCAGATATTAACATCAAGCCGCTAGTCAATGAGCTTAAGCGATTAACCAACGTTATTGTGCCAGGTGCGACGGGTAACTATGAGCCTATCGCGTTTGAGGTTGCTGTAAAAGATGGCTTGATAGATGAACATCAACACGATGAGGTGATGAACGCTATCGTTTTTTTTACTTGCATCTCGCAGGTTCAGCGCGGCAGACCGATCCTGAACTGGACACTGTCGAACATGACGGCAAGGTGGGGATTATTAACTACCTCATTGGATTGCGTGGCGTATCTCAAACAATTGCCGATATTGACAGAGATAGACAATGTTGGAAAGACGGCAGCAGCTTAATTCATGAGCTGTTCGACTGGATAAACAACGCGGGTTTTCATTTATTCTTTGAAGATCACGGCGTAGAATACAAGACATCACACGAGTTCAGACAGCGTTACCTAATTGACAGAGACTAAGACATGGCTGCAAAATCGATAATTGACATAGAAGTCAACGACGAAAAGTTTAAAAGCTTTTTATCTGCTTTTGATGACTATAAAGCCAATGTTGATGACATGCCAGCGGCTTGGAAAAACAATGCTAAAGCGTTTAGTGATTTAACAACGGAGCAAAAGAAAGCAGCTACAGAAGCTCAGAAATTACTAAACGCTTATCAACGCGCGTTGAATGACGAGAAAAAACTAGCAGCAGAAGCCAAAAAGCTAACTGATGAAGCTAAAAAATCAGAGTCTCATTATAAGAACCTTGTAAAACATATCAAGCAAGGTGCAAAAGATTTAAAAAAAGGCGCAAAACACGCTAAAGACATGTTTACCAGCATCACTGGCACAACCATGATGCTTATGAAATGGGGCGGTATACTTGCAGGCGTGACCACGGGTGCGGGTATGTTTGGCTTTAACAAGCTTATCGATTCAGCATCCAATGCACGTTTTACAGCGCAGGGGTTAGGCGTAGGGGCGGGGGCAATGGAAGCCGCTAACGTCAACTACTCCAGTGTTGTTAGAGACCCCACACAAATGCTTGCATCCATCCGCGATGTACAAGCGGACATCACCAAACAGCGCGTTTTATCAGCGGCTGGCATATCTAACTATCAAAACAAAAACGCGGCTGAAATAGCCCCAGATTTAATCCGCTATGCTCAGCAACAGGCTAAAGGCTCAAAAGGGCATATTAGTCAGATGGCACAAGCAACGGGTTTAGATCAAATCTTTAGCATTGATGACCTTAATCGATTAGCAAACACAACACAAAAAGACGTTGAGGCAATGATTGCCAAAGCTAAAGCCGATGAGGAAGAGTTAAGATTAACCGATGAAATATTAAAAAAATATCAAGATTTAGGAAAAGAAATTGATTTCTTTGAAAAGAAACTAAAAAAAGTACTTGTTGAAGCATTAGAACCAATCGCTCCAAACCTTGAAAAGCTATCAAAATCAGCAATACAGGCGTTTGAGAAGCTAATGAAGTCCGACAAATTGCCGCCATTAATCGACAAGTTAGCCGATGGTATAGGCAAGTTTGCGGATTATCTGGTTAGCCCTGAATTTACTAAAGACTTTGACAGTTTTACTGATGCACTGACTACAACAGCGGGTGTTATTAAGTCGTTTGCTGATGGTGTAGCGGGTGCTTTAAAAATGCTAGGCTTTGATGTGCCAGGGGCAACGGGCGCGACTCCAGCAGCGGGTACTGGTGGTATTTACAACAAACTCAGCACGGGCATTCAGCAGGGAATACAGGATTTTATAGGCGGCGGCGCGGCGTTCTTAGGCGATAAGGACGCACAAGCAGCAGAAGCAGTGCTGAATAGTAAACAGCAGCTAGGGGCATTGTCATCTAAATATGAGGGTAAGGTAGGCAGTGCTAATAAAGACAACATCGGTAGTGCTTATGGAAAGTATCAATTCAATAGCAAAACAGGCGGTTTAAATCGCTTTTTTGCGGACAACCCAGAATACGCTAAACAGTTTGAAGGCATAGAGCGCGATAGCCCAGAGTTTTATGCAAAATGGAAAGACATAGCACGCAATGACAGCGGTAATTTTGAGGCAGCCCAGGATAGAAGCGCGGCTAATATTTGGTATGCACCAGCCAAAGAAAAAGCCGAAAGCCTAGGGTTTGATATGTCAAATCGTGGTGTACAAGAGGCTGTTTTTAGTGGTTCGATACAACACGGTGGCATCAAAAAGTTACTTGACCGTGTAGGTAAAAACAACGACCTTAAGTCAATGACACCAGAACAACAGCTTGAAGCGTTTTATGCAGAGCGTAGGAAGTATGTTAGGGAAAACTTAAGCGGTGGCGTATTAGCAGCGCAAGAAAAACGGTATGATAAAGAATCGCAAGACGCTTTAAACTTGGCTAGACTATCGCAGGGTAAGCCTGAAATATCGTTTTCTAATGGTAAAGGAAAGAATCCACCGCCTATCATCATCCCACGCGGTGAAAAGGACGTGAACGGACAGTTAAAGCAGGCGTTAAACAGACCGACACCAGAGCAAGCTAAGAGCATCATGTTTCAGCAAAACCAGGGCGGAAATGTCAACGGCATGAGACTGTTAATCGAAAATAATACAGGTGGTAATACAATCACCAGCGCGGCGGCATTATGAATATAATCAGTTTAGGGAATAGCTTAGGCGGTTTAATCGGGGCGGCGGGTAAGAACTCGTTTGCTATGCAATATGAGATTAGCCCTATCCTGTTAAAAAACGGCATAGCTGAACAAATGCAGGATAAAGTCATGCCTATCATGCAATTGACCCAGGGCGGTAGTTTTCCAGTCAACCTAAGTGCCTATTTTGCACACTGGAAACCAATGCCAGGCAGTACGATTTTACAGAATACCATTGGGCAATATCCTTTTGCGAATCAGTCAGTTGCAGCAAATGCGATAATCTCACAGCCTCTTAACGTGTCTATGATGATGACGTGTCCAGCCAACTCAACAACTGGAATGGGTGCAAAAACTAGTATCTTTAACTCATTACAGCAAGCGATTAGCAACCATATTGCATTAGGCGGAATGTTTGTAGTGATTACACCGTCATACGTTTATGATAACTGCGTACTTGTGGGCATCCGTGATATTAGCGGCGGAGAATCAAAGCAGCCGCAATATCAGTGGGCTTGGGATTTTACCAGACCACAAATCATGACGACAGAAGAAGCAACAGGAGCGCAGAATAGCTTAATGGCTAAACTGTCAAGCGGTACTAAAGTCACTAACACGGCATGGTCAGGAGCGCATTGATGGCTAAAGTTATCCCTTTCTTACCCGCTAATGACATTCCATTCCAGGCAACGGTAACGCTAGATGGACACGCCTATATATTTTATGTGCGTTGGAATATCTTCGGACAACGCTGGTATGTGGTTTTGTATGACACAACGGGTGATTTAATATTCAACTTGCCCTTGATTGAATCGCCACTGACTTACAACATATCAATGACGAAAGGCTATTTTGACACTCAGTTGGTGTTTAGAGAATCAAGCCAATGTTTTGAGGTGATTTGATGCGTTATTATGCCATCACCATCACACCTAAAGCACAGCCTAGCCAAGCTGAACGCACACAGGAGCTTAAAACGGGCGTGCCATTACCTGCCAGTGGTAAAGATGGCAAACCTATTACTATTACCAGCTTGAAACCTGATGGCAAAGTAAACCTGAACTCCTTGAATGTTGAGCTTGATATACCGCTTGCCACATTTAACGACCCCGAAGGATTCGCCAATGTTAAAATCTATGGCATATCGATTGAAGACATTATGCAAGCCGCTGATTTAAACGGCGGGTTAATTGAGATTAGCGGGGGTATGAGTAAAGGTTTACCGCTTGCTAATCCAGATCAAGCAGGCGTGTTATTGGTGGGTACTGTTTACCAGGCATTTGGCAACTGGATTGGCGATCAAATGACACTCGATTTAATCGTACAGATTACCGACAACACAGTGAATAATTTTGTGGTCAACTGGAAAGCTGGCAGCGAATTAAAAACGATGGTTCAGAATGTCTTAACGCAAAACTACCCAGGGTATCAGCTTAAATTTAACGTGCGTCAAGCGATGACACTAACAGCCGATGAAACGGGCGCGTATCAGTCTATTTATCAGTTTGCTTTTTTTGTTAAGCGCATATCACAGCACATCATTAAGGATTATGCGTATCCAGGTGTCGATATATCGGTACTTGGCAAGACGTTTTTAATCAATGATGGCACGACCAAAGATAAGCCTAAACAGATACAGTTTATTGATTTGATAGGGCAACCAACTTGGTTAAACTATAAGACAATACAGTTTAAATGCCCAATGCGAGCAGATTTGCACTTTGGGGATTTTGTCAGCTTGCCAGAGGGCGCGGTTAAATTATCGGGTAAGTCATTTTCACAGCTTAAAAAGGGCGTGACGTTTCAAGGTACATTTCAAATACAACGGGTGCGTCATGTAGGCAATTTTCGACAAGCGGACGCTGGTAGCTGGTGTACAGTCATTGATGCTTTACAGGTGGAGACACAATAATAATGAAAGTAAAAGAATTAATACAACTGTTGAATGAAATTGATCCCAACATTGAAGTAATTTTACAAAAAGATTCAGAAGGTAATGCTTATTCGCCTTTGCGTGGGATTGATAGTAATGCAGTTTATATTGCAAAAAACAGTTATAGCGGTGATGTTTACAATTTGAATTGGAATTGTGAAGATGCAGACATGGATAGTGACGAATGGGAGTCTTTAAAACAGAATAACCCTTGTTTAGTTCTTTTTCCTATTAATTAAAAATGAACGGTCAAAAAACGCCTTTTAATTTATCAATCAATCGACACGTTGAAAAAAAATCGGATGAAATTGTTGATTTAAAAAAAGCTAAAGCATTACCTTGTAGCGTTGTAGCTGTGAGTCAAACTGTAGGAGGTGCAATCGTTACTGTTAAGTTTGAAGTTGATACAGGGTTTACGTTGCCCAATATCACTATTCCACATTTTGGAGGCGAATGGATACGCTATCCAGTGCAGATAGGTGATAAAGGCATAGCCATTCCCAGTGACACGCGATTAAATGAAATGAGCGGTATCGGTTCAGGTGTTGCAGATTTAACGACTAAAGGCAATCTAACGGGCTTAGTGTTTATGCCGATTGGCAATGCCAACTGGACAGCACCTACAAGCAAATTAAAACTTGAATTGTACGGTAAAGACGGTGTGATTATCCGATCACAAGACGGCGGGGCTAATTATATCCAGATTACAGAAGCGGGTATTACTATACATGGTACTGTAACAGTGACGGGCGATGTTATTGCTGATGGTATTAGTCTCAAATCACACAGAACTAGCTTAGTACAACCAGGTAGCGGCACTTCTGGCGTTCCAGTGCCATAGGAGATAATATGAGAGTATGGGGCAGAGTAGCAGGCGTTTGGCAGGAAGTAACGACCGATGACAAAGGATTTAATGATGCGGTATACATTACCAATGTTGCCCAGGTGCTTAATCTGAATTTAGGGGAGTCCCC